TCGCCGCCCGTCAGGTTGTCGGGCAGTGCGGTGATCTTGGTACCTCTCAGATCCAGCCAGCCGCCGACCGTCAGGTTATCAGGCAGTGCAGTGATCTTGGTACCTCTCAGATACAGCCCGCCGCCGACCGTCAGGTTGTCCGGCAGTGCGGTGATCTTGGTACCGCTCAGATACAGCCCGCCGCCGACAGTCAGGTTATCAGGCAGTGCAGTGATCTCGGTATCTCTCAGATCCAGCCAGCCGTCGACAGTCAGGTTATCAGGCAGTGCAGTGATCTCGGTATCTCTCAGATCCAGCCCGCCGTCATTGTTTCGATCCATCATTGCCTTTGCTTCTTCCAGGGTTAATTTCATCCCGCTTTCCTCCTTTGAGATTCTTTCACCGTCCGGGCATTCCCCAGCGTGTCCCCGGCATACCACCTCAGCAGCTTGTCCTGCTTGTCCAGCTTACTGATCAGCCACTCTATCAATCCGCATACAAGCACCAACAGAAGACCCGGAAGCAGCACTAAGTACAAGGTTAATATCGCATTCATTCGCCACACACCGCTTTTAACAGATCTTCCAGCAGCTCTACGCGCTCTTGTGCTTCGAAAAACTCCCGATCATACCCCTTTTTCGGTGTGTTCATCAAATAATCCCCCGCATAACAGAACACATTGTTTTTTTCTTGATGCAGATATTCTTTCAACAAATCGCTGATATTCATGCCCCTTTTGCCTCCTTGCTTGTCCAAAATTTTATCGGCAGGTTATCCTGCCTTGCCATCCTTTATTTTTTCGGCAGGTCATGATTGATCGGCCCCAGCATCAACTGACTAATTAATCTTTGTGCTGTCTCCGGTAACTGATCAAAAGACTTCAGATATCCTTTTAAGCTGGTTCGCACGCTACCGTCTGCCATAATGTGTGTAACTGTCGGAGGCGGCAACTCTTTTTTTACTTTCGGCATATGATCTCCTCCTTTGTACTTACCTATTCAATATTGTGATTGTCCTATGCTTGGTGAAGCTGTTTCCTTATTTGCCGCTAAAAAACTAGGATTCTGATTTTTCTTTTCCAAAAAGCGAATCGATCATTTGTTGGACTTCTCGCAAAAGTTCTGCAAGTCGGTTCGCTTTTTCTATGGCTTGATCCAGTGTTTTGCTGTCCAGACTTATCTCGAATTCTTTTTTCACCCCGCTCACCTCCTCGCACACTTGACTTTTATTTGTGTTTGAAATATAATATCGCCACAACATGTTGTGTTCCCAGCACAGCATACCTTATTTGAAAGGGGGTGTGTCGATGGCAAAAAGCAGTTCCAACGTGCGCCAGACCAGCAAAAGTGTTGCAAGCAAAGCCTCTCGCATTTTGCGCGATGGTCGTTTTAGCAAAACCAACAAGTCCGTAGCTGGCAGTGCACTGTCCCAAACCCGGAAAGGCAAGTAGTCTCTCCCAGCTGAGCAAGGTGTATATAACGCCTTGCTCTTTTTTTACTCATAAAATTGTGTCCATGAAAACCCGAGAGTAGCGGCAATCCTTTTCGCCGATTCGATACTTACTCCGCATCGCCCGCTCTCTATGTTTGCATATGCTGATTGGCTGATCCCTGCTTGTTTAGATACTTGCACCTGCGTAAGGCCTTGATTTAACCTCTTTTCTTTCAGCCATTCTCTTTCCTCATGTCCCATTCTTTCGCCCCGCTTTTTTCATTATCAGTCCTGCAAAATTAAGAGATTAAGTCCTCTATATGGCATTTCAGGGCTTCGGCAATTTCAATGCTCAAAGGCAGAGACGGGGCTTTCGTCCCCCGCTCAATCTGGCAGATCATGGATTGATCGACGTTGACTTTCTCCGCCAGTTCTTTTTGCGTCATGTCAAGCGCACGCCGCTTTTCCCGGATGTTCGTCCCTACGCTCATTTTTTCCACCCCCTGACAATTACGGCAATCAAAACAATGTCTGCAAGAATAACCGCCGCGTTTACGATGATTTCCAACATGTGATTTTCTCCTTTCTGATCGGGTTTCTATTGACAGCAACAAGCAAAAAAGATATCCTTTAAGGCAAGGGGAGTTTTGCTCCCCCGCCCTTACTCGGCCAGCTTGCCGATCAGTGTGATCAGCGCTGTAACGAGTTGGATGATAACCGTAATCAGGATGATGACTTTGCTAGGGTCGTTCTGGTTACGGTTTTTCTTTTTCCCGCTCATTGTTTTGTCCTCCTTTTTGTGGTATTCTGTGGTTATCTCTTAACCACAGTTATATTATATCACGAAATTTCTTGATTGTAAATAGTTTTTCAAGAATTTTCTTGATTTTTTTGGAGGCTCTTATGTATACAGCTCAATTACTTTCTGAAAGAATAAAGCGGCAAGCTAAGTTAAAGGACATTAAATTAAAAGACATGTTAATTGAGCTTGATTTAAACATAAACACTATTAGTCAAATTACAGACAAAAAAGGGTTAGCATGTTTTCCTTTGGCCCGCATCGCCGACTACCTAGACTGTTCCGTTGACTACCTGCTTGGCAGGACGGACAACCCGGAAGTGAATAAGTAATCCATCCCGCTCTCCGTTTGGAGGGCGGTTTTTTTATCCCGCTCTGTTGGTTATCAGTCCTGTTTATTGGACTTATCTTGTGTTACTGTTTAGGTGCTGAGTAATTTGACCCGTTCGCAACAATCGCTTCAAACGCTTCATTAAAACGCTGGCGCGCATTGGCTGGCTTTCTCGCTCCATTAAGCACCATAGATACATAACTTTTAGTCACACCAAGCTGCGCCGCAAGCGCTTCATATGTAACTCTTTTGTTGTGCATTTTGCCGACAAGAACGCCCGTCCATGTATCAGGCATACAAAACCCCCTTTCAATACATTTTAGAGTTGAAAAAGTTAACAATGTGTGTTATTATTGTCTTGCAGTAAACTTAATAACAAAAACAAACGCTTGCGTCATCTCTTCCGTTTACTTTGTTAACTGTTGCCTCCATTATACAGTTTACACGGGTAACAGTCAATAGGAAAATGTAAGCTTTGTTAACTTCGTCGTTTTGCCCAAATGGAGGGTTGCAAAATTTATGTTTTATGATAACTTTGTACGCTTGTGTAATAAAGTGAATAAATCTCCTTCTTGCGTAGCTACAGAAATCGGCCTATCTCGCGCAAGCGTAAACGGATGGAAAAATGGTAAAAAACCCACCGACGCTACCACACTAAAACTGGCCGATTATTTTGGAGTTCCCGTCGATGAGCTTCTGGGGAACACCGAACAAAAAGAAAAGCCCCTCGTCAATGAAGACGAGGAGCTGACGGAGTATCTGGACGAGCTGAAAAACCGCCCGGAGATGAAAATGCTTTTTTCTTTGGCAAAAGGAGCCACGAAAGAAGACGTGGAAAAAGCCGTAAAGATAATTGAAACACTATTGGGAAAATAAGGTGATCGTTTGGGAGATGTATTTATCAAAAAAGCACCGTTGCCCGCAAAAATCCGCGGCGTTACCATTGTGAGGGATGATGACTACATCGTGATCGTGAATGAAAATCTAAGCCCGTCCGCATGCAGAAAAGCTGTCCAGCATGAAATCAGGCACATCAAGCGCGGCCATTTTTATAGTGATGATACGGCTGGTCGCAATGAGCAGGATGTTGGTTGACATAGACCATGCGTGAAATCCTTTGCTGGTATACGTATGGTAATTTAAACGTTGATTTGTATTTTTGATAATTTGTAAATTTTGCGAAGATATATTGCAAAATTGAAAAAAAGTGCATATAATGAGAGTGCAAGGGAACCCTTGATGATACAGACCTCGTCACGCCTCTCAACGATGCGTACCATGACGGGGTCGTTTTTTGTAGGTGATTACATTGACAGAATTGAAGAAACATGCATCGCATGCAGAACAAGTCCAAAGATTAATAGATCATGGGTTAAAAATTTCAGATAAACGTGAAGCTGAAAAACTTCTCGCATCTGTAAACTATTATCGATTAACAGGGTATCTCCACGATTTTAAACTGCCGCAATCGGATAAGTATAGAGAAGAAATAACTTTCGATAGATTAAAAAGTATATATAGTTTTGACAAAAAATTTAGCCGAATTCTTATGTATGCTTTGGAGGATATTGAAGAATCTCTAAAAGCTCACATATCATACTGTCTCACCAGTCATTTTCCCGATGATCCGCTTATATATCTAAATCCCAAAATTTATCGTTCTTATAGTGAATATTCAAAATTTCAAAACATCTTTTATCAAACAGTGACTAATAACAAAAATTTGCCTTTTGTGAAGCATCACAATAACGTATATGAGGGAAAGCTTCCCATGTGGGTGGCAGTTGAGCTGTTCACGATGGGGAATATTCATGCTGTTTACAATAATCTTTTGCCCTCTTTTCAAAAAGAAATAGCAAAGGCCTATTATACCGGCCCAAATCAACTCTCAAATTGGATAGAAAATCTTACATATTCTCGTAATCATTTAGCACACTATATGAGAATATATAATTTTAATTTTGGGAGAACACCTGCCGTATGTAAAAATCATCTGCGCAATTTTGTCCCGTCCCATAAAATTTTTGATCAAATTTTCATTATGTCTTGCTTATATTCAGATCCCGATGATTGGAAAAATTATGTTGTGCTGGAAATAAGAGCTTTATTAGATGAATATTCAGAAAATATATGTTTGTCAGATTTAGGATTCCCTGATAAATGGGAGCAGATATTGACAAAATAAAAAAATCCCCGCCGTCGTAATCGGCAGGGACTTTTCATGAATAGCATACCCTTTTATGGGCAAACACAGTTTATTAAGTATAATATACCATCTTTTGGCATGCTTTGCAAGAATCATCCTTGACAGATACTAGCATGGCCGATTATGACAAACAATTATTTTACTCTACAAGTTAAGGAGGCTAATTAAGATGATAGATACTAAAAAAAGAGAAAAAAACATACTACAATTTGCAGCTGATAATGGTCACCTTAATAGAGAGCAAATCGCAGAAATTGTCCAGTTTGCAAAATTTGCAAAAAGTCAAAGCAAAAAAAGACTTACAGGAGATTTCCATAAAATCAAAAAATAAATAATCTCTATTTCTCAAAATTGCTTAGATCAATCTCCCCAACTTCTTTTTCAAAATTCTTTATATGCTGTTGCAGAGTCCAAATAATTTCATGCGTGCGATCTCTTCCGTAGTACGCTCCGATATAGTCCAATTTTCTTGCCATCATTTCATCTAACCGCAAGGTAAAATTTTTTGTTTTTGGCTTCATCTCCAACGCTCCCTAAAAATCATGATTGATTTTTAGTATAAGGTTGGTATGATGAATATACCTTGTAGGTATCTGTCAGATATCTGTAAATGGAATTATTTTTCGCTTAATATTTTCTTGTCTCTGGGCATAAGATAACAAAATATCTAAAAATTCTGATCCTGTGGGAGGTTCTTCCATCTCATAACCAGCTATTTCAAACAACCGTTGCCGCCGCAATCTCCAAACGCGCGAAATCGCTGTCCGTAAATTTCTTTCTACTGCGTTCCATTCCACGTTAAAGTGTTTTGCAACCGGAATATAAACTTCCTTGACTACTGCACATAATCTATCCTCATCCTCCAGTAAAAGCTGTACCGCATATGCAATTTCCCTATGCCCTTTATAATTTTTCCCAATGGATAAATCGCGTAAAATGTTGTTAATGTCGTCCATGCCTGCTTCTGTCTCCTTCTTCGCTGTCAAAAGCATTTTATGGCGAAAATCGTCATAAAACAGTTTTGTCTATTTTTATTTATATTTTTCGGCGTTTTAAAATAAAATTCCACCGATAAATATGCTGTAGAGGTACTTATAATGAATAAAAACACTTTAGAAGTTTTCGGCTATGTCCGTGTATCTACTGAAAATCAATTGGAAAACTATAGTATTGAGGAGCAAACGATGCGAATCCGCTCCTATTGCCAAGCTAAGGGATGGCACTTAATCAAAATCTATACCGATGGCGGTTATTCCGGGGGGAATATCAATCGCCCTGCCCTACAGCAAATGCTTACGGATATGAAGCGAGGCACCGTTGATGCTATCATCGTTTATAAACTGGATCGTCTAAGCCGCTCCCAAAAAGATACCCTAACCCTAATCGAAGATCATATGCTGTCCGCTGGTGTGGACTTCATTTCTATCAATGAAAATTTTGATACTTCCAGTCCCTTTGGCCGTGCTATGATCGGCATTCTTTCTGTTTTTGCTCAGCTTGAAAAAGATCAAATTACAGAACGCTTTACTATGGGCCGAATCGGTCGAAGTAAAGCAGGGTATTATCATGGAGGGCCTAATGCGCCAAGAGGATATCAGTATGTAGATGGCGCATTAATTGTAGATGAATTCAAAGCATCTCAAGTAAAAGAAATTTTCCGGCTATTTCTTGACGGAAAGTCTATCAATCATATTGCACGGACAATGGAACAAAAATACGGCGGCCGATGGAACGCCGCTGGTGTTCGTGTTATTCTACTGAATAGTACATATATCGGGAAAGTCAAATTCGCCGGCGTTGAATATGATGGCCGTCATCAGCCTCTTATTTCAAAAGAAGATTTTGAAACAGCACAAAAGCTGCTTTTCTCTCCCGCTCGAGATGCTAAAAAAAATTCTGCACAAAAGAACCCTTTTCGGGCCGAAACACTATTGTCAGGCTTAATCTTATGTAGCCGCTGCGGCGCCCGCTATTCCGGATGTCACGGATATTACAAATGCTATTCCCGCGCAAAAGGAAATCCAAGATATATAAAAGATCCAAATTGTAAAAATGATAACTGGATTATTTCCGAGTTAGATTCCCTTACTATTTCTTCTATCCGTGAATTGCTGGATAATAATGATCTTTTGGATGCCGCCATTGAAAATGCCCGGCCATCTTTAGAAGATTCCGCAAACGAAATAGAAATAACAACCCATCTAAAAGAAATTGAGGCCCAAATTAATAGACTGTTGGATCTATATCAAATCGGTTCGATTCCTACCGAAACCTTGTCATCTCGAATCCAAACACTTGACCAAGAAAAAACGGCTTTAACTACATTATTGGAAAATAAAGAAGATTCTTTCGAAGAACGCAAGCAAGCATTTTTAGAGAATATCCAAAATTTCCGGGATCATTTTGACGATTCTGACCTAGATACTCAACGGCTTCTAATTCGTAGCATTATCGAATCAATTTCTGTCGATGGTCGCAATATCTCTATTCAATGGAGAATTTAATGCAAAATTATTAAACCCATACATATAGATAATATAAATATGTATTATATTAACACACTTTTTTTGTTTAAACAATACTTTAATTACACAAAAAATAGCCCGCCTGCCGATCAAGGCAAGCGGGCTTTTTCTATTTCACCATATTTTGCGCTCTGCTGATAATATCACGGATTCCATCTTTTAATTCCTCTATTTCTTTCAACTGCGATTCGTACAAAGCCTTTTGAGCTTCGTACATGGCCTGATAATCGCTCCCGGTGGCTGGATTCTTTTTCCACCCATTCAACCCTGCATTTTGGATGATAGAGGGATAATCCTGATAGGCATAGTCCAAATCCACCGCGCCGCTGATTCCCGGCACGCTGCCCGACGCGCTGTACTGCCACATCCCATAACTGCCGCTGTAGGTCGGCGCGGATGACCATTGCGCCAGCCAAACATCATAGTTAGAAAGCCGGGATAGATCCAACAGGCCGGTCAGCCAGTATTTATTGGCGTACAGCATGGCGTAATACCCCGCCTTTTCCACCGTGGACAAAAACGCCTTTGCAATGTCGGTCAGCGTGGATTTTCCCAGCTTCTGCTGGCTGCTGTCCTCCAAATCAAATACAACGGGATATTCCGGACGGCATCCGTCAATGACACGCAGAAAAAACTTCGCTTCCTTTTCCGCGTCTTCCGGGGTCTGCGCGTAGCTGTAATGATACAAGCCATAAGGCAGTCCCACCGCTTCACACCCCTGCACATTGGCACGGAAATACCGGTCAATCTGGCTGTCGTCATCCCAGCCATAACAGGCCCGGATCATGGCAAAGGATACGCCTGACGCTTTTACCTTTGCCCAATCAATATTCCCCTGGGCATAGCTTACATCAATCCCCTTAATCGCCAACGCTCTCATCCTCCCCGCTTTTGAAAGGGACTGCATAGGTCATAGCCCTTTGGGAATCTGCCACACCTGCGGTGGTCGGGTCGTTGACTACTCCGAGAATCGCCAGTACCGCAAACAGGGCGTTGACCACTTCCAGCAGCTTGTTCCCCAGCTCTCCCAAATCCAGTGTAAATCCAAACACCGACGCTACTACCTGCACCAGCAAAAGGGCTGCCGGGATCAGGCTCAGCCAAAAGGTTTTATTTGCAATTCTGACTTTCCAGTTAATACGGTTCATATGTATTCCTCCTTATTTGATCAACATCGTAGCAATGGCCACAACCAGCCCCCCCCCCATGGCGGAACCGAGGGCGGGCCGG